CCACCTTCAAATTTAAAAACTTCAGTTTGTTGACCGCAACAAGCATCTGCAGAACAACTTTGTAAATCTATTTCTATTTCACCACTTGGTACTGTTTCACAATTTAAAGTAAAACCTCTACCACCACTAGGTAATTGTGGTAATAAGTTTGTAATCCACTTAAAGGGGCATATAGATATACAAATACCAAATTTAAATAAAATAATATCGTTTTTTGGTATTTTTATTGTTACATCTATAACGGGGACAGTAAAAGAAATTAATTCTGCCGGTATTTTTACAACAAGGTTTAAACAAAAACCAAAACAAATACTAGTCAATATGGTCAAAAATTTTAAGATAAAAGATGTTATATCAATAAAAAGTGCGTTGATATAATACATCAGGTTAAATTTCCATATAGCATTGGTGAAAGGAAATGGGTTTGTTTGTGTTGATACGTCTGTATTTTTTATACCTAAAAAACTAAACCTGTTAATACCTTTTTTATATTTTTTAATATAATGAGCTATCGTATATAATTGTTTAAACTCAAATAAATGAAAATCTTTATCAATATCTTTATAAGTTGTTATATTTGTATTAAATCTTTGATCTTCTGTACCACCAAGTATTCCGGCACCATTTACACCACCTAAAGTACCGTCAAAATCCCTACCAAAACTAGGGAACAACATGTGAGCAGTTCTAATTTTAGGGTTTTCATTCGGTTCAATAAAATTCATTTTAAACCTGTACATACCTTTAGTAGCAACACCAATAGAAGGATTGTTTGAGGGTACTAAATTACCAAACTCGTCTGTTATAACATGTCCAATATTCATTGGTAATGTAAAAGCAAACACACCATCATCGTCTATTAACTCACCACCGTCAATATCAAAATTTTCTAATTCTATTGGTACTATTTTATCGTTATTAACCCACTCTGATATATCATATTGCTTAGCCCTAATCATTCTTATGATACCAGCACCAGTTTTAAAATTATCTTGTTCACCCTGATCATTTTTTGGGTTACAACCTAGGTTAAGTGACATCTTACCCGAATCGGTAAATATAGAACCAAAAAATAATGCTGTACTATTTATTTGTACGTTTGTATCAAAATCAACCCTAGTTATACCAAACTCACAAGTGTCAGGATCACCCCAAAAAGGTATAACCTCTATACCTTTATCACCAACCTTTATTTGTGGTAAAGAATCTAAATTGGTTGATGTTTTAAACTCTGTTTTAGATTTAAATAATTTTTCAGGAAAACCTTCAGATATCATATCATAAGGTCTAATACTTACCGCACCGATATCTGATAAATCAACATCCATATGAACCGTGTGTTGTCCTACAGGTACGCCAAAAATCATATAATCACCAGCGTCATTAGTTTTAGTTGTATATTTATAATACTTGTCAAAAACTTCTAACACGGTATCATTATCTAACATATCCTCTTTATTTGGAAACGTACCTACACCCACATTTAAACTACAAGTTGGTTTGGATAATAGTAAATTATATCTAATACCATCACTGTTTTTTTGGTAGGGTGTTTTAAATGGGTAGAAATTTTTAATTAAAAGATTTTTTTCATCTTCATCTGTTATGGGTACAAATATTGATACTTTAGCGTTAGGTACCCCAAAACCTTTGTTCGCAATTACACGACCAACTACAACACCGTAATCAGCGCAAAATGGTTGATATAGGTCTTCTTGTGTTATCTTAAGACTTAAAATTTCTAAAAAATCAAACTCTTGATCAAGTTTGAACCTGATGTTTTTATTATCACCAGGTGTTGTTCTTATCCTTATTGATTCGTTAGCCATTAATATGTATTGTTAATATATTCATTTACCGTATCAAAATAACCTTCAGCATATGAACATGTGGTAATTTGATTATTTAAATATGTTGTGTACGTAGTTTCAAATGTAACCCTAAATCTATAATATATATTAACAGCTAAACTATTAAACGTTAAAACATAATTCGTTAAACCCTCAACAAAATTTGTCTGTTGTTGATATAAAACGGTATTTGTTATGTCATTATCATCAAATATCTGAACTATAAATTTACCACTGACATTTTCGGGTAACTCTGGTACTGATCCCCATTGTACACTAAATTCATTTTTATCTAAACTGCCGTAATTATTGCCTCCAAATATAAAATTAGGTGAAACTGCAAAAATGGAAATAACATCACCTAAAACAATAGGTGCTAAATTATTAAATATAATTCTGTTATCTTGTGACGTACTTAAGAAAAATTGTTGATTTTGAACTAATTCGACACCGTTAACAAATACTATTATTGCATCATCTTTAGATATTGGTTGTGAACAATAAAATTCTTGTTTACCAGTTATTGTGTTATTGTTTAACGTGACAACATAACCTGGATTAGTATCCACTGTTATATTTTGTACTACCAGTGTATTGACAAAATATTTACTAAAGTCTACATTAAGTGTTGCGTCAGTGGTACCAGCCATATAATTAGCCACAACCCAATCAGTACTGTTTAGTGAAAAATTAAAAACCACTATTGGTGGTAATGTAAAACCTCTACTAATAAGTGTATAGTCATAACCGTTTGTTAATTTAACACCATTAACAAATACCATAACTGAACTGGTGTCTATTGGTCTCCACCTCAAAATAAAATAATTTAAAGTACCATTTATAGCCTGTGGTCCTTGTGGTCCTGAGACACCATTTTTTAATAATAAATCTTGTACAAAATTGTATTGTGGTATTGGTTCATCTTCTGGTGGTGCTAATATTGGAGTTGGTGGATCCACAACTGTTACAAAATAATAATCACCTTTAGAGAATGTATTTTCTTGTGTTGTACTATCCCAAGTATTAAATAAAACACCTTCATTACAAGTTTTACTTACAAAAGTATAATAAGGTCTTATTAAATATTGTGACCATGTTTTAGGTAATCTACCTTCCTCAAAATTTTGTGTTATAGTAAATCCTGTTGGTATAAATTTATAAGGTGCACAATTTCTTAAAATAGATGTAGACCTAGTAAGTACATCATTACTTTTAGTCGTGTTAAATTTATTTTGATTAAAAATATTATAACATAAACTACCAGTATAACCTGTGTATTCTGTGTTACCTGTTAGAAAAAATTTAATGTTGAAATTTGGTGTGTAATTTAAATTATAAACAGCTGTTGATCCTGTAGTGCAACCTGTCAAACTTAATGATACTGGTGTTGTTCCACTCATCCCTAAAGCTACATTACTAGTTGCTCCTGTAACATAATATTGTGGACTTAAGAATGTCTCAGAACAAACATTAACATTAGGGTTTAAGTTATAAACATTATTTAAACCCAAATCACGGGATGTTATAACATCAGCCAAGTCTTTTATCGGTACTTTTTTCTTACTTTCTTCGTCTGAACATAAAAATCCCATTACAATATTATTCAATAATTTGTTTAGTAGTAACAGCCGTAAATCTTTGTTTATACTGTTCTAATTTATTTACAATAGATAAATCATCAAACGTTCTAAATAAAGGTTTGAATCTGATAAGACCGACATCTTCTATCTGTACAATATTAGGTGGATTTATAAGTCTTTCAGCGTATGATGTAGTGTCTGTAGATACTAGTTGTATATTTTCGTAAAAACTAGGTACCTTTTTAGGTTTGGGTCTTACACCACCAGTTGGTTCTTTGATACTTGGGGTTGTTTCTATACTAACTTCAGCTTCCACCAACTCAAAATCATAATCACAAGGATTTATAATAGTACAAGGTTCATTACACCATCTTTCACCAGCGACCCATATTGTTGTTGCTGGTATAAACTGTTCCATAAAAGGTATCCAAAAACTTTGGAATTGTTTTTTATAGTTTTCTAAATTGTATAAACTTAAATAAGTTACCGTAGTTATAGAAGTTGCACTAGTCGTACCCGTCATGTTATAACAAACAGTTGTACCGGCGGATAAAGTAAAACCATTAGGACATGTAAATGATGTACCACTAATTGGGCAGTCAGCGCACATATCAAATGTTAATTCAAGTTCTTTAGTGTTTAAAACTAAATTACTATGTTTTTCTTTTACACTAGATTGTATCCAATAATCTGTATACCTCCAAGGTAATTCAGCATCTAAACTAGGTGCAAACGTTCTATTTATAGTACCCTCACCATTTAGTAAACCAAAAGATCCATCTTCTCTTTCTATGTCATCATACTCTGAGATACCAACTTCAGGTAATCCAGGGTTATAAACCCAAGACTTTTTATTATCTATTACTCTTTTTAATTTAAAACCAGGACAATCTCTACCACTTAACCTATCCGAAGTTTGAATTATTTGACTATTACATAAAACTTCTATATTATCAACAAAAATATCATAAGTACAACAACAATTTAAACCGGCATAAAATTCTATGTCAACAGTAAACTCCACTGTAGTTGGTGTGGGTGGTAGTGTGGCTTCTAATTTTACCCAAGTATCAAAACCACTTACATTTGCATTATATTGGTTGATTTGTGTTAAAGCGTTATTTAAAGTATCATCACTTATTTTTATTCTAGCAGATATTGGGTCTCCGTTGTTATAACATTCTTCTTTTTTCGGTTTACCCACATATAACCATAAATTTATTGTTAATTCACTTTCACAAGTAATACCCATTGGTTTTTCATTCAATGAAAATATAACAGGTAAACAATCACTATTAGTTGTAGTGTCTATATTTTTAAAATCATCGTTTATAAAACATTTACTTGTGTTAGTATCGTACACCCAAGTCATGGAATAATCACTAGCTAGTTTTTCACAACAAACTTTACTTAAATCCACACCGTTACTATCCACCAATATTTGTGTTGATAGATAATTTTTGGTTGTAACACCAACTAAAGAACAGGCTGGTTGTATTATTTCTGGTGCTTCAGAAACTCTTTGGTTTGATACATTGATGTTTTGATTAACGTATGTACAACAATTAACACAACTTTTTGTTGCCTTACTATTATAGTTATAGGCCAAAGGATCTTTACACCCTTCAACCGTATTAACATATTGACACCTTGTTGGTGTACTTTCTACTATGTTATAAATTTTATAACTATTTTGGTTTGTGTCCCATATTTTAGCCTTTGTTGTTGTACCTTCAATAAACCAAAAATGAGGTTCAACAATTATAACTTCAGGATTAATACCATTAGGGTTTTGAACCTCACGATAGTTAGTCGCTAAAGGATTTAAACATCCTAATATTTGATTTTCGGTATTTAAACTAGTTATAGGTCTTAAAGCCATTATCTTTTATATATAATTATTTTTATTTACGTTTTTATCCGTTACTTATTGGAAAATATGGTTGTAAAATTAACTCATCATAAGTTGGTACTACACAGTTTTGATTTGTGTTGGTTAAAGGTACTGTTGGTATTTGTTCATTACTTTTTAAAACAACCCAACTACCTGAAGAGTTTAAAGCTAACAAATAATCTATCGCCTCAACATAATCCCATCCATCATTAATTGGATCATCCACTGGTAGTAGATTACCGGCATAACTTGTAAACACATCTATAGAACAAAATTCATTAAGTCCGGCTACAGTATAGTCGTTATAGAAACTATTCATAATTGTTATGTCACAAGTGAAAGCACCGTTATTTTTAATATCATTTGGGAATGTAGCGTTTGGTATATAATCTTCTAAATAATTATAATATGTTTGTAACATATTATTCAATAGGTCAATTAACTCATCAACAGTTTTAAAAGTAGTGTTGTTAAAATTGTATATCTTATTTCTATATAATGGATTATTAGTTAATTGATAATATGTTTGTTCTTCATATACTTTTTGTAAACAACCCCAACCCTTAACTAATATTCTATTCATTTCTAACAATTGTAACAGAGCATCCTCACATTTAGTTCCTGTGGGTTCATAAGTTATGATACAATCTTTTAAACATAATTCAGCCTCACCTGCTGTGGTATTACCACCAGTGTCAATACCTGTACCACCACCATCTGTAGGCGTTTTTACAACACATATAGTCCCATTCCATTCATAACCATAATCAACACAACATTGTGATGTTAAACTTTGATTTGTTGAATTGTCTCTAACTTCTGTTCCGTTATATATTGTTATGTTTTGAGGACATGCTGAACAATAATATTTTTCACCCAATGAATTAGCGAATGAAGATCCTAAACTATCCGTTAAAATTGTACCATTAGAAACTATATTTATAGAACCAAAAGTCCAACTACCGTATTTTGTACAACAATTTTGTGATAATAAATTACCTTTATCATCTACAAATACATGACTACTATTTACTTGTGCCGTATTACAAGGATCATCTTGTGGTTTAAAACAGTAACCATTAACATAATTACCACCCCTTAATTTACAACAATTATTATCAACAATAAATTCACCATTTTTTGATATTAATAAACAACCATAATTTTTGATTGAACTTGTTAAAGCGTTATTAACCTTTTCTTTAATAATTGAATCTGAAGCCTCACCTATTGGTCCAAATATTTTAATATATAAATCGTTAATTTCTTGTTGAGTTAGTCCGTTCACAAAACTTCTAGCATCACAAATTTTAGTTATGTAATTTTCAGGTTGACACCAATAACAAGTGTAAGAATTAACCAAATCAATTAATCCTAAATTTTTGTTTGGTTGTTCTCTAAATAAATTCGCGGATTGATAAACAAATTCACTGTCACAATCAACACATTCTAAAAGTTTACTTGCCTGACATTTTATACTATCACTTGTTATTATTAAATTATCACTACAATTTAAACCTGTTTGTAACTTAACATAACATTCTTTTTGATAACAAAAACTACCATCCCAATACACATCAAAACCTAAATTATCTTTATTACAACAATCTTTAGGTATACCTATTATTGATTGGCCTGAAACCATACCAACAGCACAAGGTGGGTTTGATCCGTACTGTGTATAAACTTGGTTGTAACAAGTGTCTTTTTGTTCTAAAGTTAAAGAAGTATTAGAATAACAATTAATAATAGCTTTTACAAGCCTATCGTTTTGATTTACCAACACATCTTTAGATGGTGGACATACTATAGGGGGTGTTGTTTCAGTTGGTACACTTGCCAACCAAGTACCCATACAACATTTTTCATCTGTTATAGGTTTTTTATCGTTTAAATTATAAACAATACCGTCTTCACCGTAAAAAATTTCTGGACAAAGATTACATACATCTGAATTAGTTTCAAACGTTAAACCCATAAATGTTTGACTACCCTCTTGTTCTATTGGTGGTGCGTATATTGTTTTTGGTTCTGTTAAACCCGCTGATGTTACAGTTGCGTTATTTACTTGTCCGTTATTATTTAATACATTAGCATAATCAGAACCATAATAAGGTATAGGTAAGCCTAACTCTGTATCTACAGAAAAAGTACCTTTGTTATAATTGTTAAATAAATTTTCAGTTTTAGGTACAGTAACAGTAGTATTTCGTAAACCTTGTAACACTGTACTATCAATAAAACATTCATATTGGTTAAAATATTTTTTACCGTAATCGTATGGTCCTATATGTGGGTTGTTACCAATAGTACTTTCACTACCACCATTATACCAAAAACCGTCCATTTGAAAATAATTATCTGTTGTTGTTGGTAACTTTGATGGGAATCCAAAATCATCCATAGGTATAACGGTTAAATCAACATTTTCTATACCACCATATAAATTAGCTAATATTTCATATATTTCTACAGTATTTAATCTATTTTCAGCTAAATAAACAAATTCATTTAACGATAACATACATTGTGGTATATTAAATAAACTAAAGAAAAATTCTATAACTTTTCTGGTACCCTTAGATTTCCATAACCACCACGCGTTTATAACCAATCTTCTCCAAAGTTCTACATCCAATTCTTTAGTCGATAATCCCATAGATTGTCCACTAAATACTGTTGTTAGTGGTTTGTCCGTTATTTCTTTTAAGTTAAAATTGTCAGTTCCAACGGTTAGTAAAACATCAAAACCTAATGTTTTAGCCATTATCTTAATTAATTCATCAGCCGTATTATCCAACTTGTCGTAAGTAACCACATTAGCAAAAGAAATACCATCTATGTATTTTTTAACCTCATCAAATTCTCTACCATATATTTTTAAAAGTTTATTAACTTTTCTTCCATAAATTTCTTGTCCACCACCATCTGTATCATATTCGTGAATTGATTCCGAAACAAATCTTCTAGATACTAAATCTGTTTTATATAAATCAAAATCTTTTGCCGTTTGTAATATTTTTTCAACATATAAACTATATTCGTTTGTGTTTATATCTATATTGTAACCATCCGATACTGGCCATGTGAAATTTTTGTTTGAAAAAGATATAAAACCATCAACCTCAGATGGTACTAAAAAAGAACAAGTGTACTGAGGTACAGTCATTCTATTTAGTATTAAATTTTCAAAATCAGTTAGTTCTTCAAAAAATAAATTAACTTCATTATTATTAGGTTTTAAATGATAAGTTAATGAACCAAAGGTTGATCCTGATAATTGTGTGAAAGGATTACCTTTAGTATTTATTCTTATATATGAATAATTTGTGGTTGATCCTGTGTAGCCAACAACAGGAAACTGATTACCATTTATTTCTATAACATATTTTGAATAATCTCTAGAAAGATTAAATATCTCGTCAGGTTTTAAATCAACAAAATCTTGATTGTCATCTACTATTAATTCGAAGGGGTTACTGATAACACTTTTAGGTATTAAAAAAGATGCAACACCGTTAATTTGGTCATACTGAAAAGATAATACTGTATTTACAGCTATATTTGTTTTAGATAAAGGGTTTAGATATATAGAACCTTTCCATTTTTGTATTATTTGTTCTAATGTAACTCTAATGAGTTCATAAAAAGAACCAAAATAAACATACCTACTAATGTTGTTTGGGTCAAAATTTAAAAAAATATTTAAATCATTCGTTTCTAAAGTTATTGAATCCGACTGACTTAAGTTTAAATTTTCTAAATTGTAGTATTCCGACCACTCACCACCTAAAATAAAGTCTTTACTTAATCTGGGGCTTACATTTGTAGTTACATTAAAATTACCAAAAGTAAAAAATGCGTCACCGCTTGTGAATTGTAAACCAACTAAATCTGGTGAGAAATCACCTTCTCTTCTTTTATACGCATCAGTTAGTGAACGAGGTACTACTTTAACGTTTGACATTAGGCTAATGGTACATTTGTAATTGTATTGAAATCTTTGGTGAAATCAATATTATCAACTTCTTGACGAACTTCGTATAAAGGTTCACCAGTAAATTGGTCTTGTATTTCGTATAAGTTGTATTGTTTATATATACGATTTTGTTCATCGTAAATAGTATATTTACCATCAACAATTGACTTGGTTTGATTGCCAAATATACCATACGCCAATGTTTCAATATCGTGTTCAACCATATTAACCTCCAACAAAATTGGGTTAAAGAATGTATTGGTTATAGATATTTCTTGTCCTGGTGTACCTATATCTGGAAATTGATTTGGTCTAACATTAGGTGCTGAACTTGGTGTTAATGTACAAAAAACTAAATTTGAGTTATCATTAAACCTATATTTAACTGATTTTTGTACTGTGTTTGATTGATTAGTATTTATAGCTTCAGTTCTGTTTGCTGATGTTATAATTCTAAAAAAATTAGGTATCTTACTACCATTGTTTTGGTTATAATATTCAACACGATATCCTATTAAAGATCCGGCATCTTGTATACCTAAAGTATCTAAATCTAAAATAATACCTTTAATATCAGGAAAAGCTGCTAAAACACCACAATCAGTAATTTTAGTTCTAACCTCTTTTGGTTTTATAACAATAGAATAAATACCTTTAGTTGAAAACTGTGTTACAGGTAATTCTAAATTATATAGACCATCAAATAAAGGTGTCCCGTTTGTGTTAGTTGTTGGATCATTAAATCTTGATATAACCTGATTAGGGTCTAACGCTGTTAATGGAATTGTGGGCCTAACATCTCTTGATGGCGCATATGTATAATATATATCCATATCTGATGGTGTAACCGATGATGACCTAACTATCCCGTATTGTCCTGTTGCCATATTTTTTTTTTAACTATTTTCTACTATATTATAATATCCGTTTCTATATTCAACTAAACCTTCTAAACTTTTGATTTCAGCCAATCTTGAATGTCTCTCAAAAACAGCTACAGACATTCTTTCTATAAATAGCTCGTTGTTTACTTTTGGTGGGAAAACTAGCCCCATTTTTGCTTCTTCTTTTACATCAAAAGTTAATTGGCTATTACCATATAAGTAAGGTTCAAAATCATAACCACTTGAGGTAGTTGAGAATGTTGTTGGATGTGTTTTAGTATCAAATTGATTTGTCGATGGTCTATATGTTGTTACGTAATCTATGTCACCTATTGTGTAATAAATCTTTGTATAACCAGTTTGTAGTATAGGATCTACGTAATCTATATTAGTTATGACATATACAAAACCATCAGTAATACCACTATTACCTACTTTAAAAGGTCTAACGTTATCGTATGTACTAATTACATCTAATTTATGTGAAGTCGTTCCTGATACCATTATATTGTTATATTATCTGTTGCTGTGCAACCATTATTATCTGTAACAGTAACACTTAATACGCCGTATCCGGTAGTGTGTACGTTAGATGTTATGTCATTACTACTATCACTCCATAAAACAGTGTAAGGAGTAACACCACCGTTAATATTTATAACACCTTGTCTATCAGACGCCGAAACTTCAATTAATCCTAAGTTTATCGATAAAACTGATTCTGGTTGTGTTAAAGTTACAAAGGTTGTTGCAGAACACCCAACATTAGATACGCTTGTAATTGTGTAATCACCAGCGGTTAAACCTGTTAATATAGACGTACAACCACTACCCAATACGTGTGAACAAGTACTTTTATAAACACCATTAGCATAAAAATTAATATTACCAGCGGGCGTCGGTAATGTATAAGCGTCGGAAATGAATGTTGTCGTGGCAGTTATTTGTGTTGTATTACTATAACAAGGTATATCATAACCATTTATTTGTGATGGTTTAGTTATTGTTATATCAAAATCTTCTCTGTGGTAAACTGTTTGTGACAATCCATTAAATGTACAACCATTACCATCTGTAATATCAAACGTATATAATGAAGCTTCTAAATCGGTTATATTTAATGATGATGATGTAGTGTAGAAATTATATTGTAAACCATTACGATAAGCTGTTATTGAATAAGATCCGTTACCACCAAAAGGGTTTATAGTTATAGAACCTAAATCACCACCAAAACATCCAGCATTTGATAATAAATTTACGGTAGCATTAACAACAACTGGTTGTGTTATAATTATTGGTGTTAGATTATAAGTTGATCCTACGGAATCTGTGATTAATACACTATAAGTATTAGAACCTATGTTTTTAAACATACCAGTATAATTAGAAATAAATCCAGGTGATAATGTATAGGTATAACCAGTACCCATATTACCGCCAAAACCTATAACATTAATCTCGCCATTATTACCACCAAAACAATCCACGTTGATTGTTGTTATTACATTACCAGATAATACACTTGGTTCAGTTATTTTAAAAATAGAAGATACTGTTACTGGTGGTACTGTGGAATCCGTGGTTTGAACTAAATATGTACCAGCACAAAGTCCAGTTATGGTAGAAGTTGTTAAACCTAAACTTGTCCATGTTGTGGCCGTAACACCTGTATTTATAAACCAATTATAACTGTAAGGTGCTAAACCTCCAGATGCAACAACCGAGGCTGAACCATTACATGTTCCATTAATATCATTAACTTGAGAATTAAATAAAGAAGTTGTTGTATTTAAAATTTCTGCTTCTGGAATTAAAAAAGAATGGTAGGATATATCACAATTGTTATCTGTAATCTTTAATGTATAATTACCAGCCTTTAATCCTGTTGGGTACAGTGTGGTTGTATTGTTATAATTATTAGGTCCAGTCCATTTAAATGTATACTGTTGTGAACAATTTGTAATATTGTTAACATTAATAGAAGCATCGGACGCACCGTAAAATGAAGGTTTTATTATTGTAGGGTTACCTACACCACAATTATTTAAAACCAAACAAGGTTTTTGTGTTGTTCCAGTATTAGACGTGGTGTCCCATATACCTGTAAAACCCGTAACAACGTCAAATATTGGGTTTTTAGTGTCTGTATAAAGACCTAAATCTTCAAATGACTGAGTTAAAAATATAGGTATGTATATTGTAGTGGCAGTGATTGTTAAATTACTATCCCTACCTATGTCTTGATAACCTACATTTCTTTTAAATAACTCCATTATTTTAATATAAACTCTGTCATTGTTATTGTGTTATTAGTGTTAGCACCAACATTAGGTGTTACTAAAAAATTATAATTACCATTATTATTTTTAGGGTTTATAAATTCTACTCTGGAAGTTCTCCACCCTCTATTGTTTATGTCTTTATATGTATTTATATCTACAGGCATTGTAACATTAGATGGTGGGTTTATAAATCTGTGTATTTTGCCTGTTTTAGCATTAAAAAATCTAGCGTCCATATATAAAACTCGGTTGGTGTTATTATCAACAAAGTATTGGTCGTTTCTTAACCAATATAAACGGTTTAAACTAAATTCAGGTTTTAAAGTATAATCAACATCAATATCTTCCGTAAATATTAAAGAATTATTTTCACTATCATTACTGTCATAAAAATATAATCTAAAAAAACTTTTTTTAAACCCGTTTTTATTTTTTGTCACATCTTCAGTTGTGAAACCAGCCAAACTATAATCCATATTCATACTAGAAGTGTTGGGATCCCAAAATTTAAAACTAATTAACAAACCTTTATTGTTGTTGGCAGTCAAATTATTAAAATTATATTTTAAAGTTTCACCGTCAATTATTGGGTTTATCATTTTTTCTTTTTCTTCATTTATAACATCTAACATTTTGTCACCAAAAAACAACGGTGCTATTGTTTGAGTTATCGGTAAAGGTATAGATTTATATAACCCATTCAACGTGCCACCTGTCAATGTTGATGTTGCCCCAGTAATTTCTTGAAATAAATTTTGTATGGTATATTTTATTAACACTCTTCGTTTATATTAACAATTGCATTATCAACAGTTTGTGTTGTGGTTTGTGTTGTAGTTTGGGTTGGTGGTGGGACATATATTGGTTGTACTCTAACGTATAAGTTTTTATTAAAATAAAAATAATTGGCCCCATTGTTAAAAGGATAATCAACGCCATTATTATCATCCTCATAGTAACCTATTGGTAATAAATCTTTCCAAGCCAAAGATCCATCGGCATATGTCACAAAGTTTTCTGGTAAGTCAATAACTATTTCATCAGCATCTGCCGTTTCTATTTGTGTAGAGTACACTCTGATTTGTAAATTTTGAAATGGTTTGTAATAATAACCTCTTCCGTTTGGGTTACTATTTAACCCAAATCTATGTATTACGTCAGCAACAGGCCTTTCAATAATTTCTAACATGTTAAATTCAACAAATTCACCAAAATAAAAATCACCCGAATTAAATACTAAATCACCGGCTTGGTTTACACTTTCAGTTCTTTGGGTTTTCTTTTCAACCGAACCGATACCATTAGGGTTTATTTTTGATATGGTTTCTAAACCATTACTTAAATTGGTAAATGTGGCATTAAAGTCCCAATCTGCCACAACATCACTCCAAGGGTATGTTTTTAAACCAGCTCTTTTTATTATGGTATAGTATAATTCAGAAATTTTACCGTTTCTATTGTCCTTTAAATTTTTAATGTTGATGTCTTTATTATATTGAAATGCCCATGTATCGTTAGCTGTACCTATTTTAGGATCAATTACATTACTGTATATGTTGGAACTAAAGGCACATTTATAAACTTCATATTCATTTGATGTTAAAAGTTCAAAGTACCTAATATAATATTCTGATGGTGTACAATCTAATATTCTATATTTTGCTGAAGAAAAATTGTAGTTAGCCAAAGTTTCAACTTTAACTATAAAAACATTTGGGGCTAATATATTAACAACTTTCCAAACACCATTTAATGGGTTTGAAGATCCTACTCTAATATCAACGAAATTGTTAATACTTAATTCATGGTTTGATGTAGTTACTATTTTTGTGTACCCCATACCTGTGTTACCACTAATATCGGTGGATTCGGTATAGTTAAATGTATTGGGATTGTTAAAAGATATATCGTTTTTAGATACATTTAATACTCTTTTAAAATTATTATAATTTGTTGTAACACCAGTCACCGTATCAACAAATGTGTCTAAAGTGACTGAAGTTTTTAAATCATTACCACTAATACCTAAAGATTGTACTCTATGAAACCCTTGGTAGTTTGTATCAACTAAATATACAAAATCACCTATTTCTAAATTATGTCTCTGTACACCAATTATCGTTAATTTATTAGATCCGTTAACAAAAGTGGAACTTAATTTTGTATATTGTAAACCACGGTAAGCTTTGGTTTTTAACCCAAAAACAGGATGAGAATATTTTATTTCATATTCATCATCCATAAATGAAGGATATGTTATTTGCATAACCCAATTATTTGGTGTTGTTGGTGGGTTGTCCTTGAATAAAGGATCCCAATCATTAGATGTTGCTGTAGTAGATAAAGCGTTTGATGTGTAGATGTTTAATTTACCGTTAAATCTATATTTGTTACTTTCATTTCTTTCAACTTCAAAAACATTTTGAGCATTAACAACCTCAAAAAAAACCTCATTATTTAAAACTTTAGTTTTATTCTCTAAGTCTAAACTTAAGTTAGTGTTTTGGTTGGTGGCGAGTTTGTATCTCTTTTCACCTATTATATTTCTAATACTATTCATTAAGATTTGACCCTAACTCTAATGTCTGTTTGTGGATATTTTATTTCAAACATTGTATCATATTCACCAAATAAAACATAATCCAAAGTTAAATCAATTTGTTTGGTTACGTTATCTATATAACTTTGTCTTGTAAAGTTTAAAGAATAATTACCACCAACTTTGTTGTAAGCTTTTATGTCTGTAATATTTAATACACCGGCTACATTATTAATTTGTTCTATTAATTGTGATATGTATATGTTTTGACCCATTTGCCATTTATTTACATCAAAATAACTTGTTATTGTGTTAATAACATTGTTAACTATCTCAGCCTGATTAAAAGATTTATCTGTATATAAATCAATATCAAAAGCTAAATTAATAACTTTACCGTCTCTAATTAAAACATAATCATTAATCATACGATAATCCGCTAACCAAGTTGACATATTTTCTTTTAATGTGTTGGTTGACGAGTTATCTAATTTACCTTGTGAGTTTAAACCCAATACAGCAAATTCTACTTTATTTTGATTTTCAGCCACTTGCATTCTAAAAGGGACACCAAATTTACCTGGCATTTTAAATATGGTTGCTATATAATCTTTTATCGTAACCGCTCTATTCTGTGACGCAAAGTTATACTTTGTCATCCATCTAATTTCATCAATTGTTGGTTCATCACCACCACCAAAAGCCGGTATTGGGTTGTTAACCCTTAAGGATTGTCTAACAGCTTGGTTGTTGGTAGTGTTAGGTCCATTTACAAACATATCTACAAAACCAACACTATTTATAACATTAGCACCTATGTTAGCCGTAGTACCACCACCTACTCTATATCTAACATATAAAGTCGTATTAGGTCTAGGTATTTCACCTAAAGCAGTACTATTAAAAAAATTAGATACTTGTAAAACATATTGATTTGTTGTGTAAGCTTGTAAGTTTTGTTGATCGGAAAAACCAGAACCAAATGTTATTTTACAAAAGCCAGTGTCAGTATATTCTTTAATAAACTTTCTATTAACGGACATCCATTTACCTGGTTTTATACCAGTATTATCGGTACTTCTATTTGGATCTTCTACAAATATTTTATCTTCAGCTAAGGAATCTACCTCCCACCATCTTAAATTATTATCAACAAATTCGGCTGTTGTTGGGTTATTTATAAATGTGGTACCTTCTTTTGTTATTGCCTGTTCTATAGATACAACATTATTATCGGGTAATATGATTTCTAAAAAAGGTTTAGCATCTCTATCAGTTATAATTTTTTTATATATTTTACTAATCCCGTTTGATACAATTTCTCTTTTTACTAAAGTATAACTAACTATTTGATTATTAGCGTTTATATTTGGGATAATTAGTCTGTTGGGTATGCCACCTGTACTAAACGGTGAGGAAAAGTCTATATCATCTAATGTTTCAAATGTTTGTCCAGCACCGGCAACTTGGGTTCCATATTTTATTGTGGGAGCGTATCTCACATCAAAAGTGTCCCCAAAAACTGGTACGACAACAGAAAAATCTACAAGTGTTATGGAAGACCTTCTGCCAGGTATTTTTAAACCTAAAGTTCTGGCGATATTCATTACAGACCTTCTTTCTTGTGCATAATCAATTTGTGTTTCGGTAAACATTTTATCTGTATGATAAGATAACATGTCAGACACAGCTGCATTTAATTCGATTAACATCATACCTATTGATGCGTCATTAAAATCTTGATATAACTCAGGATAAAAATGTCTTACATAATTTATCAATTCCCCTCTTACATCGGCAAACTGTCTGGCAAAATAATTTATTTTTTTCTCGGCCATTTTATATTTCTAATATTACAAAGTCGTTAGATTCAAAAGCACCTGTAGTTACAACATAATCTAGTCTAACTATAACTGCATGAATATTATTTTCAGATGGTGTTACCGTTAATTCAGTAACATTTAAATTTGGTATGAACTTGGATATAGCTGTATTAATTTCGTTTTTAATAGCACTGTAACTAGGTTCATCATTTGGTTCAAAAATGTATTGTCTTAAATTAGCACCAAAATCTGGCATATACAATCTTTCACCTTTATTAGTTAATAATAAATGAACCAAATCCGCTTTAATAGCTCTTTTTGGTTCGGTATTCATTTCTAAAAACTTGCCTTCAGGGTCATCAGAAAATGGAAACTGTATGTTAATAAATCTTTTTTGTGCCATTCTAATAC